GGCCGCGCCAGTCATTTTAACCCAAACCTAGCGCAGGTTCCCGCCACGCGGGCAGCCTACGGCAAGCAATGCCGAGAGCTTTTCACGGTGCCTCCAGGATATGTACTTGTTGGCTCTGACTTGAGCGGTCTCGAGCTGCGGTGCCTTGCTGGGTATCTGCAGGACGGAGGCGCATATGCCAAAGAGGTCATCGAAGGCGACATCCACACAGCAAATATGGCTGCCTTTGGAGTTGCCGATAGAGAGCAAAGTAAGAGGTGTGCCTATGCACTTTTGTACGGCGCCGGGAACGCAAAGCTCGGAGAGGTCGTCGGAGGCACAGCCGCGGACGGCAAAAGGCTGCGAGACAACTTCCTTCGAAACACGCCAGCTTTCGCTTCCCTTTTGAGGGCTGTGAAAAGTGCAGTCGACAAAAAAGGCTATTTGATCGGCCTTGATGGCCGGCGTTTAGCCATCCGCAGTGAACACGCCGCATTGAACACGCTATTGCAATCAGCCGGTGCGCTGATTTGCAAAAAGTGGGTGCAGCTTGTTGACGAAGAGCTACGCAAAAGCGGTCTCGATGCGGCTGTCGTTGGCTGGATACATGATGAGCTACAGGCCAAAGTAAAGAGAGGATTTGAAAACGATGTCTGTGATATCGCTAGAAGAAGCGCGAAAGCGGCTGGAGAGTATTTCCAATTCGGAGTACCAATCGAAGCAGACGCAACAGTCGGAAACGACTGGTCAGTTACCCACTGACGAAGAAACTTTAGAGGTCATCGTGGCGGTTTATCACCTGTTGACCTCGGCCAAACAACGACCTTTCACGACCAAATCAGACATGGCCCGCGCTGCAGCGGACGTTGTCGGCTTGTGTGCGTCGGAAGGTTTACTATCGACGATGCTGCCCAACGGCAATTTCACCAATGTCTGGATGATTACGCAGGACGGCATGTCTTGGCTGGAAGGCGCCTCAGATGCTCTTTCTCCTCGACACTGACATCTTCGCATATCAGGCGACAGCCTCTGCGGAGACGGAAATCAATTGGTACGGTGATATTTGGTCACTGTACATGGACATGCGGGAAGCCAAAGACGCTTTCAAATATGCTGTCGACAAGGTTCAAAACCGCCTTGGCGAGGGTGACCTTGTTTGCTGTCTGTCATGTCCTGATGGCAATTTCCGACGTCAAATCGACCCTAGCTACAAAAGCAACCGCAAAGGCACACGCAAGCCTGTCGGCTATGCAGCGTTCATTGATTGGGTCAAAGACAATTACACCACAGTTCAGAAGCCTTTTTTGGAGGCTGACGATGTCATGGGGCTGCTCCAGACTCGAACAGGGAACATTGGTCACACCACCATCATATCGAATGACAAAGATATGCGTGGGGTGCCTGGCCGCCTGTACCGTCCGATGTCGGACGAGTTGATGGAGATAAGCACCGCGGAAGCAGACGCTTTTTTCCTGACACAGGCGTTAACTGGTGATCAAACCGATGGCATCCCTGGTTTGAGAGGGTGCGGCCCTAAAACCGCCGAAAAAATACTTGGCAAACGCCCTCACTGGGGCGCTGTCGAAAAAGCATACACAGACGCCGGGTACACGCGCGACGACGCCCTCACACAGGCGCGTTTAGTTCGCATACTGCGCTGGTCCGACTGGTCTGAAACTGAGGAGAGACCACGCTTATGGACACCATAAGACACGAAGAATACATGAAGAGGCTCGCCGAAGGGCCGCAGCCCGACCCTGTTGACGAGCTTGTCAAAACGGCCGATCGCATCGGTAAAAAGCTCGATCAGATGGTCGACCACCCACCACACTACCAATCCCACAATGCAATCGAGTGTATCGATGCCATCGAGGCAGCTTTAGGCGAGGGGTTTGAACACCTACTCGCTGGCAACTGCATCAAATACCTTTGGCGGTTCCGAGAGAAAGACAACCCCGTCCAAGACCTCAAGAAATGCCGTTGGTACCTCGACAAACTAATCGAGGTTTATGAAGGCGGTCGGTGACATCCGTTCACTTTTTGAGGGGTGGGTAGGCAAAATTGTCTAGGCTGTTCACAGTACTACCGTAAACCACACACGACACAGTGTGACCGTACTCTTTATCGTACCACACCGCTATTTTACAGTTTAAAAATCCAAGGTCTGGATGGATTATTTGTAGCCAACGTTTGTGACCGGCATGTTCTCCATCGATGGTGGACCTACAGAACCCAATTCCGTCAAACGGTTGTTTGCTTCCAGACCCAAGGGCGTTTGTTTCGCAGGATTGTCCAAGGATTTTCGACTCCGAAATCACACAAGACGCGGTTCGGCCACTAATGTGGTCTCTGCCGGGATTGGTGCCTCTTCCACGGTTCAGCCGTTGAATATCGTCTTCATAGAAACATTCCGAAGCAAGGACTTGCGACGACATCGTTGTCACAAATCCCACCGCAATAACCATCAAAAATCGAACCATTATCACAACTCCGAAACAAGAAAGGGCCATTATGCCATATGACATTCCGTAATCAATTCGCCGAAGACATTTTCAATCTAAAATACCGACACGAGGGCTGCGATACATGGGCAGCCCTTTCTCGTACATTGGTCAAAGAGGTTTGCGAAGGGCTTATGCCCAAGAGCGAAGTCGAGCAGCTCACGCAGTACATGACCGACATGAAGTTTATGCCCGGTGGTCGATATCTGTACTATGCGGGCCGCGACCCTGACACTCGCTACTATAACAATTGTTATTTGTTGTCTGCGGAAGAGGACACCATAGAATACTGGGCGACCCTCGCGGGCAAGGTCACAAGCGCCTTAATGTCCGGGGGTGGGGTGGGTGTCCACTACTCCACCTATCGACCGTCAGGCAGCTACCTGAAGCGGACTGGTGGACAAGCCAGCGGGCCTTTACCGATGATGGAATTAGTCAACGGTATTGGCCGATCAGTGATGCAAGGTGGAAGCCGTAGGTCGGCAATCTATGCGTCGCTGCATCACGAGCATGGTGACGTCAAAGATTTCCTGAAGATGAAAAACTGGTACGACATGAAAGTCGGAGATACCACCATCGGTCACCTCAAAGAGGCTGATTTCAATTTCAAAGCGCCGATGGATTTCACGAACATTTCTGTCAACTATGACACCGCGTGGCAAAATCATTATTGGAACACGGGCGAAGTAGGCGAGGTGTTCATGGAAAATGTACACCAGGCACTCAAGACGTCTGAGCCAGGCTTTAGCTTCAATTATATGAAAGACGACGAAGTCTTACGCAACGCTTGCACTGAGGTCACATCAGCTGACCCCGACGACGTGTGCAATCTTGGCTCGGTAAATCTGAGCCGGATCGAGGGCATTTCAGAGTTCAGTGACGTCGTCGCATTGGCAACCAAGTTTTTACTGTGTGGAACCATCAGGGGCATCGTGCCTTACGAGGCCGTCCAGCGGACAAGAGAAAAGAACCGCCGGCTTGGTCTGGGTCTGATGGGTATGCACGAATGGCTGATACAAAGAGGACAAAAATATGAAGTCACTCCTGAATTACATCGATGGTTACATGTTTATAAAGTGGTGTCTGACACAACTAGCAGAGGCTTTGCGGCTGAGCTATCTGTGTCCACTCCTGCTGCTAATCGGGCTATTGCTCCCACTGGCAGCATTGGCATCCTTGCTGGCACAAGTACCGGGGTCGAACCAATCTTCGCCGTGGCGTATAAACGTCGCTATCTCAAAGGCTCTAGTCGCTGGCATTACCAATATGTCGTCGATTCTGCGGCTCAAGAGCTGATCGATAGGTATGGCGCTGACCCTGACAACATCGAGTCGGCCCTGGACCTCGCAGCTGATCCAGAACGCAGGATTAAATTCCAAGCTGATGTGCAGGATTATGTCGATATGTCGATATCATCGACAATCAATCTTCCAGCGTGGGGCAGCAAGCTCAACAACGAGGACACGGTAGAACCGTTTGCCCAGATGCTAGCGAAGTATGCACACCGTCTGCGGGGCTTCACTTGTTACGCGGATGGCAGCCGAGGGGGTCAACCTCTGACTGCAGTTCCCTACCGCGAGGCATCGAACAAACAAGGTGAGGAGATTGTCGAAACACACGACATCTGCGACATCACTGGCCACGGCGGAAGCTGTGGTGTTTAGAAAACTAAAAGGTCACTTCGGTGACCTTTTTTTCCATAAAATTAATTTTGAATTAGAAGAACAAAAAAAAGAGACAAGTTTCCCTGCCTCTTTTCTTTTTAGAAACCCGTGTTGGGGTTACTACTAGCAATCAATATATGGGATAATATAGGACATTATGTCAACAAATATTATACAAG